GATCAGAAGCTGCACCAAATTTATGTGCTGCTGTTGCACCAAAAACTGCTGTACCAAATAGCGAAGGTTTGGGTATTGATAATGAATAGTCAGCAGGTTTAGGGCTGTCTAAATTATCGAAATTATATCTAACTCTTAAAGTTGTATCAACTGTTCCTTCTGGAGTAATGGATACTTTTGCATATTTTAAAGTTTTAAGAGTTCCTAAATCTCCATAATCTAAATCCGGAGTTTGATATTTAGAAATAATATTACTTGCAGTATTACTAGAATCTAAAAAATTGTCTCCTACATCGTGATTAAAAACTCTACCAGAATAATCTCCGTGATAATGCTTTTCAACACCATTATAATTAAAACCTGAAGCTGCTGCTGCACTTGCGTCTATGCCTACAGTTTCAGACCATTGAAATTGTGTAAATCCTTGTTCGTTTGTTTTAAGTGTGCCTATTATTCCTTTTGAAGAACCACCTGTAGAAGAAGTTCCATAGTATAAGCGATATTGAGATTTATCTCTAATAACAATAGTGCTTATATTATAAGTTCCTACATTGTCAGCAATAAATTTTATTACTGGTTGGATAGCTCTACTAACGGTACCTAACTCAACGTCACCAATTCTTACTGTACCGGCTAGTGTTCTTATACCATCTGGTGCTAAAAATACTAAGTCACCACCAATTTCCTGAATACTCTTACCGTCTAAACAACCTATGTTCTTTGTAATTGGTGATACTGCTATAGTAGAGGAATTATTTATATTGCTTAATTTCCAAATACTGTTTCGACAGAATATTATTAAGTCTTCCCTAAAGCTTTTAAGTCCTACTACTTGATCATCTAATACTATACTTCCTGATCCAGTTGTAGTAAAATCATCTATATCACCTGTACCACTATAATAAATAGTATTTGGTGCTGTAGCTGCTCCTGCTACTACTAAATGCTTGTCGTGTATAGTACAGAACTTAGGATAAACTGTGCTACTTACTGTAATTGTTTTAGCAAAAAAGGTACGGCTACTTAATGCTGCACCAGTACCTGTCATTTTAAAGTAGAATGGTAATGCACCCGATCCTTCATCAGTTATGATTACTTCTCCGTAATCACTAGCACCTTCATAGGTTGCAAAATGCACTAAACCTTGTGAGGTCCTCGCTGCAGCACTACGACCTGTAAAGGCTGTGTAGTCATCTCCTCCACCTGCAACACTTCCCTTATTAATTTGCAGCCAACTTTCTCCGTCTTGACTAAAAAAAATATTAGTACTTGTACAAGCTATCACACCATCTGCGTAAACGTGTAAGCCTAGTATATCATTATCTGTACTAGGATTAGCTGCATCATCACCACCTAAAATAGAATAACCATTTATTCTACGATAACCTCCGGCTATATCAACTTCAAAGTTTTCTAATAAAGTTGCTGCTCCGGGTTTACGTAACAGCTCAAAAGAACTAGAAGACTTGTCTAGTCCTCCTTCACAGGATAGTGCATACGGTTGTGATGGCATTAGATATGATCCGTTGACATGTATTTAGGTGTGGGGTTCATCAACGCAGATCGCATTTGTTTTAATCCCTTTTTATAATCTTCTAAAGCGAAAGCTGCTTGTTGTGGAGCATCTTTAAACTGATGAAAATGATACCTAGATCGTGCCATTAATACTGGGGAATAAACATCTGGAAATACTATGGCATCTCCGTGAGCATCCAATGCTGTTGGTAAATCCCAAGCATAAAACCATGCTCGATATATTTTATCAGGTATAGGGCTTAGTCCAAATTTTCTAGAGTCTGGACTTCTAATAATAAACTTAGGTTCTCCCCATGCTTGTGAATCTGCATCATCTATATTTTCATCTTCTCTCTTGTGGTCTTTCCACTCTTCAAGAGTTACAAAATTTATATTCTGACTTGTATAAGGAGCACTTTCTCCGCTTACACCTATAGTAGTTAGATAAAAGTTATCCCAATCTACTGAACCATAATCTGTAGTAATACTAGAACTAGCTGCTTTTAATTCATACCAACGAGTTCCTGCAACAGTTTCTACATATACATTACCGTAGAAAGGATCAGTTGCACCACTTTCACCAGTAGCTAAAAACCCCCATTGAGGTTCTGCCATTACTATATCTTTGTATGCTCTATTGATACAATCTTTAGCGTGAGCTTGTACACCTAATGCACTACTAAAATTAGCTGAAGTTAAAACAACTTCGTTTAGTTCTCTTAATAGTTCATTTGTTAAAGTTAAGTATGTAGTTGCCATGTTACTTTTATTTCTCCTTGCTTATACAAATACAAGTCTTATTTATTTTTTTTTAGATTCTTCTTGGTCTTCTTCTGGACTAGTTTCATCTTCTAACTTATCAATTACTGTACCAATAGCTTGTACTGGTATAGATATAGCAGTAGTTGTTATATCTACTACTTCATCAATAGCTGCAGTACCAATATTTTTTCCTGATTCTACAGCAGTTGTTAAAAGTGAACAGCCAGACATTACCAATAAAAAGCTAATAAATATTACTAATTTACTTAGTGTCATTGTGATTCCTCTGTTTGTTTTTTGTTTATAATTTTTTCAAAATAGGAGAAGCCCAAAGACTCCTCGCTACTTTAGGATAATCTTTATTAATTACCCTTGATACGTGCCTACTTTTAAGAATTAATCAGGTAATACATCTAAATGTAAAAACTCGACTAAATAAGTCACAGTTGTAGCTGCCGTTGCAAGATCATTTGCTAAAGGTTTTAACCTTGCATGAAGTGTACGAGCTGCTGCACTATACAAAGTAGCTGCAATAACGACTGCTTCTGAAGTAGCCGGTCCACCAAAGACACCTGCAGTTACTCCAGTACCTACAAAGGCATTGGCTGCGTGACCATGTGAATTTTGAATAATATACAAAGGTACATTAGCTGTCCACGTTACTGCTGCTCCACCATCATCTAAGATAGCTTTTTCATCAATAAGCTGACCACCACCTGCTGAAGTTCCTAAATCGAAATCAACATCATCGCCTGAAGCTCCTGCTGTAACAATGTTACCTGCTGGAATTGCGATAAGACTACGAATAATAGTATCTGCTGGTTGTGTAAATGAAACATCATAAGTTGCATCAGCAGTTACTGCAATAGTTCCTGTAGTGCCTGAAGTCCACGAATTAACTGAATTATCAGCAAGTCCACGAACATCTGCAGTTTTTGCTGAGTTTCGCCCTGTATCCCTTATATTTATAACTGGGTTTGCCATTTTTATTTCTCCTCTATTTAATTAAAAATAGTTATGTTGTTATTTTAAAATATAATTTATACTATAAAAGTAAAAGAAAGGGGAGGTTGTTACACCTCCCAAATCTATTTGGTTAGTCTATTCCGTAGAATACACCAACAAGGGCTTCATCTCTAAGTACTTTCGCACCAAAGACATGAAGACCTCTCACAATATCCCCAAACGAAGTTGGGTCTCTCAACACTTCTGTTGATAGAATTGTGTTTGCAGTAGCCGTAGAAGACATGTGACCTGCCAAAACTTTACCGGCAGCATTAGATGTGTCAGCTATGTTATTTGACTTGTACATTTCAAAGCCACGAAGTTTTCCACTAGAAACTAATCCGTTTCTAATAGAACCTTGTCCGGCATTGTAGTCTACAGACAACAGTTTAGAACTAGAGCTTCCTAGAACTTCGTAGAAGTCAGGACCTGCAACAAACCAACGACCTTCTTCAGGTACGTTCTGTTCGTCTAATAGTCTTGCCATTCTACTCATAAGGTCTAGAGGGTCGTGTTCATCAGTTCCGAAACCAATGTCTAGGTTACCTGTTCCATCAAAAGTTCCAGATGCTAAATCAGTAGCACTGTCAGAACCTAACACGTGGTTAGGTGATGAGGCAGATAGACCTGCAAACATAGTTACAAGTACAGCAGCATCGTAAGCATCTTTCAATGCGTATGCAGCAGAACTTGAAGCAACTTCTTTAAAGTTGACATGTGACATATTTGTTTCAATATCATCTACGATGAATTTAAACGCATTGGCACTATCAACAACTAAAGAAATTTCAGCATCAGTTAGTCTAGTTTCTGTGGTATCGGCATTTCTTGTATACGCTGATACAGAAATGACGGGTTCTTTGATAATCTTTACTGAGTCTCCGTAAGCAGATATCTCACCGGCATAGTCGGTGTTAGTAATAGCTTCTATTACCGAGGCTTTTCTAAAAAAGTTTAAAACCTTTTTAGAGTAAACCGAAGGTAAAAAGAAACTATTTGTTTGTCCTGCAACGGAGTTAGCAAAGTTAGCATTGGTATCAGTGCTCGGTTCAAAATATTGAGCCATAATAATTCTCCTTTGTTATATAGTTTATTTTATGATTCTGCCTTCTTGCATTGCATTGCTGATTTCACTTTCGTATTTATCAAACTCTGCCATGCTTAACGCAGAAATCTCTCTTTCAGACCACACTCTTTGTTGATTTGGGCTTACACTAGTTGTTTTAGTGGAAATCATATCAGCAGCAGATTGTTGAGTCTGTTTAGAATTTGACCTAGTTTGGTTACCTTGAGAAACATCTAACCCGATATCCTTTTTAAATAAATCTAAAGCTCTACTAGCTAGAGTTGCGTCATCAGGGTTATTAAAAATCCAATCTTTAATAGACTCCGGTTGCAATTCAGCCCACTCTTGAAAGTCATCACTGTTTCTAATATTATCAAAATCAGGATGTTTTTCTCGAAGATTCTTTTCAGCATCTTTGCGAACAAGTTCATTTTCTCTAGTCTGTAGAGCACTAAGTCTCTCTTCTAGAACTTTTGTCTTTGATTCGCTTTCTAGATGAGCAACAGTTTCAACAACTGCCATTACATCTGGATACTCGTTTTTAAACCTTTCTAGTTCTTCTGCAGATTTTGGAGCTCTATAGTCTGGTCTGTTTTTAACAGCTTCGTCTAAAAGTTCTTGTTCTCTAGCTTTAAACTCATCAAGTCTTGAATCGTAGTGCGTTTTTAAATCATCGTATCGTTTTTTATAGTTGGGTCGCTTATAAGGTTTATCCTCGGCTACCTCTACTTCTCGTTTTTCTGCTTCAATAGCATCACTTTCGTCATGCTCAATTGAAGTGTTATTATCAAAAAATAAACTATTTGACGATACAAAAGGTTTTTCTTCTACATCGTGCCAATCTTTTTTTAAATTATAAGGATTAGCTTCTTCTTCTTTTAAGACTTCTTCAGTCATTTTCTTTCTCCTACTCAGGGCTTCGTTCACAAGGTAGCTCTATGTCGACTAGAGGGCTTGTTTGTAAAGGTAGCCTTTCGGTTAATGTTTGATAAAGTGCCTAATATTTTAGGGTCGCTTTATCTCTTTTAGCCACTAATAACAGCATATCTCCGTCTTGGATTTGATTTAAGCATTTCTTCTTCTAACTGCTCAACTGTCTTTCTGCGATTAACAGGTTGGACATTTGATTGAGCCTTTGCAGACTCTGTAGTTTGAATAGGAATTTGCGTATCATCATCTCTGTCAACATTGATATAGCCACCAATAGCTGCTTGTTGTCTTCCCTCTGCTTGAGTTTCTGCTTCTCTCATTATAGCTTCCAAATTGTCAGCTCCGAGTTCTTCAGTTGCTTTTGCAGTAAAGACAAACTCTCCATCCGATAACCTTGCAGGTATCGAATCGGATACTCCAGAACCCGGACCATTAACTGGTCCAGACCCTGCGAATTCTGTTGCAACGTCTATAACCTTATCAAATATAAGAGATAGTTTATCGTTGCTTTCTAATTGTTCCATTAAATATGTTTCTTCTTCATCTTCTAGAGCTTCATCTAATATAAAGTCTAGGTATCCATCTTCCATATCATCATCTGTTGACATGGTAGATTCGTATTCTTCGTGTGTTGCTCCCGGCATTTCAGTTCCGTCTGGCATGGTGTGTGTTCCTTCTGTAGGCATTAAGGTTTCCATTTGAGAATCTATGTCTCCGCCCTCTGCTTTTTGTTGTCTTAGTTTATTCATATTTCTTCTGACCTATTTATCGCCTCTAGCACTTCATCCCTGAGCTGCTCTAGGTGTACCACTAAACGTAGTTTCCCCTGACTGCGGTACATCTCCTGTTCCGATGTTGCCCCCACCAGT